TGATCCTTGATTAGATCCCAATCTCCTACGACAGTCTCGTAGTTGCAGATGACATAATCTGTACGTTCTTCCCAACGTTTTGTACGGACTGTCTTAGAGCCATCAATCACGGTGGTAGTAGAGTCAGAAAACTTCTGTATCTCTTTCTGCCATTGATACTTCAGACTTGAGAGGGCGATGACTAATACTGGCTTTGTAATTACACCGTTGTCTTTTAACTCCTCTACAGAGGCGATAGTCATGCAGGTCTTACCTAAACCCATCTCATAAGCAACAAGCATCTTCTTGCGCTCTACCATGCGCTCTACAGCCTCTACCTGATAGGGCTTGAGAGTTCCTGTGAATGTCATTGGTTATCTATTGCAGTTGGCGCAGTTGCTAGAGTTCCACATAGGGCGCACTCCATATCTAGCATGTACAGAGAAATTTCTCCGTCCTCAAACATTACTTGTACTTTCCATAGCATTGATCCGCAAATGCAGACATGTAGGGGGCGATCTTTATCTCTTAAGTCCATCATAAGTACGCCGCCTTGCCGTAAATCATGTCTCGTGCTGACTCGATGCTCTTGTGAATGTCGCTCTCAATCATGTCACCAACATCTTTTACATCAATACCTGTGTAGTTAAAATAAGAAAGTTCAATACCATACTTACGAGCATGAGCACGCATCTCTTCTGATGCCTTCTGTCCAGCGCCATCATTATCAAATGCAGCGATCACTCGTGGTGCACGTCGCATTATCTTTACCTGCTCAACGCTAGGCATCGCTCCGTATGTAGAGATCGCACTGTAACCAAGTCCAACTAATCTGACCGCATCAAGTGGAGACTCAACAACAATTAATGGCGCATCTTCTTTCAGTATCTGCACATTAAAAACTGTCTTTGATTTCTTAACTCCCTGTGGTTGATTGCGAAAGAAGCGACCACGAGCACCCTTCTCTTGCCACCCCCACAGTGAAAAGTCATCGGGGTCTCTGATAGGGAGTATCCATGCAGCGTTCTTCTCATCCCACAACACGCCACACATCTCTACAGCGGCTACTGTCAAGAATCTTTTTCTTAACTCAATTTTTGGCGGAGCAACATACACAGCCAGGCGAGCCTCTGACATACCAATTGGATGTGCTTCGGCTTGAATGTACTCTGGCAATTCTTTAATGCGCCTCATCAGTATGTCGATAGGCATATCTTCTTTGTCGTTTACATACTCACGGGCTTCGTGGTAATCAATTCCCTTGATGTCTGCAACTAGGGTGTAGATATTTCCTTTGTAACCGCAAGAGAAGCAGATGTGTGCACCCGTCTCGGAGTTGATCCACCAAGAAGGGTTGTGATCTTCTTTTCCTGTGCGCTTCTTATGCATAGGACATAACCCATTAACCTCGATACCACGCTGTGCATACAGTGGAAGGTCTAGGGAAAGGAGAACACGCTCTACATCAATCACATGCGGTTCCAATTCGAACAGTAGGCACACTTCAACATCTTATCTTCATCGTGGAAGCAGCCAGTCTCCCAGCGCCATGTAAGCGCTGTCTCACTAGGACCACAGTTACGAGATGCAACAATCTTTAGTAAGCGAATCTCTTCATCTTCCTCTACTGGCTCAAGACCAAGGATTACATCTGAGTCCTGGAAGAATGAAGATGAGTAACCGATTGAGTCAGCAGTAACTTTTCCAGCACGCATTTTCCACAACAGAGTCTGTGTAGTAATGATTACTGGCTTCTGAATTCGCTGGGCTAGACGCTTCAATCCACGAGTGATGTTAGTGATTGCTTGTGGTGTATTCATCTCACCACTTACTTCATCAAGCATCAGGTACACACCATCTACAAAAACAATGTCTGGCTTTGTCTGCTCAATCTTTGCAGCAAGTGATGAGACAGTAATTCCGTTGACAGCATCTACTAGGTGGAAGGAGTGCTCCTTCTCCATCTCGTTGAGTGTGTCGATGTAGCGAGCCTCTTCTGCTGGCAATAACTTTCCACGACGCAAGCGACCGTGTGAGATGTGAGCACGCATTGCATCATGACGTTGCTGTTGTTCGTGGTTGTTCATCTCAAAGGATTGGAACATAGGAATCTTTCCACCTCTGTGCACATTGATCGCCATCTGTAATGCGATCTGTGACTTACCAGTCTTAGGTGGAGCAATGATAGTAATTAACTGACCAGACTGTAGTCCCGCAGTTGCTTCATCAATCTTTGCAAAGCCTGTAGGTATACCTAAAAACGTAGAGTTCTGTAGAGACTGGTACTCCTTGTAACGTTCCTCTGTATTCTTTGTGAGGTCGATCTCGTGAGTCCCAAGTACACCTTGCTCGTTAACTCTGGTAATCGTTGCTTCCATAGCAAGCAGAGCAGCATCATGATCATTTTCTTGCAGTTGCTCGATTGCATTCTCAAGACCTTGACGAGTAAGTAGTCGACGACGGAAGTCGACCATGGTGTCAAGAAGGTACTCGATGTTGTCTTGTACATCTAAAACTTTGTAATTTGGATAGTGATCTTTAACTGTTACAGCAGTAGGTACTTCGCTGTACTCACCATAATGCTTACGGACAAAATCCCAAACTCTCTTGTTGTCATCATCTAAGAACCATGCATTGGTAACACCACGTTGTAGCGCTGGAACAATGTCTCGATCTCGAATGACCTTGCTGACTAAGCGATGCTCATTGTCAGATGCCATTTAGTGTCCCCTCTTACATATTGTCTATTTGTACTCCTGCTGATCCGTATCGTGCAACTCGTCCTGGGACATCGATAACGCCCCGTAGATTAGCACGGTATGGAATGCCAGCAACTAACTCATCTGGATTCTCGTAGAGTTGCCAGTAGTTAAATGGATTGACCACACGCTTTTCTAACTTGTTAAATGCTTTCTCCAGCAACTCCTCAGTCCAGCCCTGGTCTTGATAACCAGCCAACTCAAGGGAGATGCCGTAATTGTTTGCAAGGTTCCACAACTTGTTTGCGTTCTGCAAATCAATGTTGCCAATCTTGTACTCAATCTTTTTGCCAAGAAGTTTTCTAGTCTCTTCTTCAACCAATGCAATTACTACATCGGTAAGGCACACCACCTGGAGAGAGGAGACATTTGAGATGTCTCCGCCTTTCATATGACCTCTACTTTAGCGTACTTGACCACGAAGTCACGAAACTTCTTTGGGTCATCGCTTGCCTCTACCGCTAAGTCCTCAGAGATCTCTGTAGGAACGAGTATTGAGTAGTGACCTTTGTTGTAGCGCATCTTGTTTTGAACAAACAACACATGCTTGCATGAGGCTGTCTTGCGCCATACAGGGCAGTTGCATCGTGTCTTCTTTGATTCAGTATCGACTTCAACTTCAAAGATGCCAGCAGCCTGAGCAGAGATAAAGACTTGAACGGTTCTCCAAGGAGACTCCATGCTCATACCTCTCATTGTGCTGCTCGCAGGTCAGAACCAATGATAGGGACTCGGATAAATGCTTCGTGTGCGAAACTTGCCATTGCTTCTTTGTACTCTGATTCCCAATCTTCTAGTCTAACATTTGTAGTTACGATTGTGGGCAGAGCCTTGTCGTATCTTAATCTGAGAATCTCATCAAATGAACTGTCGTCATACTTAGATCCATATTCTTTACCGAGATCATCAATCACAAGTATGCGAACATTAAGCCAGTCAAACTTCGAGCGTCCGTGAAAGCCATCAAGTTCATAAACCATATTGCGCTTATCATCGTGATCCGCATCGAAGGTTGACTTTTTTCTGGACAAAAATTCTGGATAGGTCATGTAGTAGATCGGCCTAGCGCTCAGCCCATAATCAGATGCTGTCAGACCCAAGATCTTTGCAGCCTCCACATCATCTTCTGGAAGTCTGCGGATGAACTCCATAGCCGCAACTACTGCGTGAGTCGTCTTACCAATTCCTGGACCGCCATCAAACAAGAGACCAACGCCGTTGATACCGATGTTGCCAATCTGCTTGATGACCTGACCACCAATTGCATCATCAATCCACGTCGATACCTCGCTAGGAAACTCTCCAGCCCTATCGATGATGTCCTGTTGCTCAAGACCTAGGAAGCGACGTGGGATATTTGAGGTACGCAGTAGCCAGTGCTTCTTTAAAGCAGACAGTTGATTGATGTCGTACATTCAGAGTTACTACTTAGTGAATGTGAAGTCGTTGTCAACCTTGAAGGTTAATGATCCAGCAAATGCTGTTGGCTTACCTTTTGCATCAACTGATCCAGTTGCAACCATCTTGACTGACTTGCGAGGTGTGTGCTTAAGGACTTGCTCCTTGACCCAACGCTTTGCAGCAGATGCGTTCTTCCATGCGGTGTACTCGCTGATGCCTTCTGCAGGTTGCATTGAGTTAACAGACTCTCCAGCAGGGCGCTGTGCACTGACGATAGCAAGCCATCCGCCAGCCTTCTCGGTGTTGAGTGTGATTGTTGCTACGAATGTTGCTTCGACTTTCTTAGCCATTTGTATTCTCTTTCTTCAGTAGGTACTTAATCGTCTTACGTAGTTGCATGTTCTCTCGCATAAACAAGACCATCATCAAACATGATCCAGCAAGTGCGATCATTATCGCAATCATTGTTCCTGTATCTAAAATCATTTAGTTGCTCCCAATTTCTTTTCGTATCGTTCTAACTGTGCACGACCAGACAATGAATTCTGGAAGACCTTGCCATCACTGGCAGTTAGGGTTGAGACCTTAACAGATGTATCGACCTTAGCATTTACTTTGTTTAGCCCCAAATTCTCACGGGCTTGGTTCATCTTCTTGCCAAAGGATGCAAGGTACAACTTGTAAAGGTGGGGTGCTTCATCCCCGATGTTCTGGAAGTTGCGCTCATCTGCCATAAACAGTTTGAGCAGTTCCAATTCGACTAAGGCTGTGGTTTGGTACTGCTTGCGGAATTTACTGAGTGCTCCCGACAACTGACGCACATTGACTGTCCCTGGCAGGAGCGGGTAGCGTTTACCAACTCGATATGAGAACTCAGCAGCGACATCCATGGGAGTCCATTCATGCTCAGGTCGCTTGCCTCTGGTCTTTGGGTCTGATTTGCGGATCTTCGGCTGAACAGCATCCCGCTCCTCAACAAGGCCGAAGCCTGCAAGATTGTCTGAATCATCTTCCCATTTTCTCATAGGTACTCGTATCTCTTTCATTGAAACACCTTCGGTGTTTCTAATATCTTTTAATTGATTACTATCTTTGCTATTAGGTACTAATGACTTATTAGTAATATGGCTACGTGACTTATAGTCATGTGAGGTGTGGACATTTGCGTCCCCTAGGTTAGGGAACTCTAGCGTCCCGCTTGGGCTTGTAATGTCCAGTAGGTCTATGCCACGGTATCCGTTGGCTCTCTTGGTCCGAGTTCGCTTGATGAAGCCAGCCTCTTCCAAGGCGATAAGGCCTCTACGGACGGTCTTCTCATGGACGTTGCCAGTCTCTATACCGAGTTGGGCTGCTGAAGCCTTCAGGCGGCCTTCAGAGCCCGCTAAGCGGCATATGGTGGCCAAGAGTCGGAACTGATAATCGGTCAGGTTTGCGGTGTAAGCCTCGTGTGGGATTCTCACGGCGTGTCGTCACCGAATGGGTTGATGTCCTTGGAGCCTAACTCCTCCTCCAGCCGTGCCGTGATCGTATCCATCAAGGTGTCTAGGACTGA